GCGGCTTCTTGGCGATTGAGATAGCTGCCGTCTCTTCACACCACCGCTCAAAGTCTGCACGCCAGCGTGCGATGTGTGATGAGTTTGCCATTCCCGCCCTCCGGTTGCGCAGGCGACTGCTGTAACCCTGCGCATTCGCAGCGCAGACGGTCCTTGCGGTAATAGCCGTTACTGCCCCACGTTTCCTGCGCGTAGTACCCGGCACCAAAGCAGACCGGGCAGGTTGGCGGCGCAACAAACTCAGGCTTCGGCCCCGCCCCCGCCTCGGGCGCAGCGACCTCGTCACCGTGCTCGGTAGCAAGCGCCCAAAAGTCCGGCCCCGCCTCGGGCGCAGCGGCGGCGGGCGGCAGGGTGATCTCAGCCCATATCTCGCACTGGTCGTGACACATCTTGTTATGCGCCTCTATCACAGCGCGCAGGGCGTCGCGTTCACGCTCTAGGCGGCACTCGTACAGTTCGCCGTCATGTACCTCCTTGCACACCTCCTTCAACTCCGCCCGCGCCTCGACAAGTTCCGCGTGCAGCTTCTCAATGCGCGAGTGCGTGTCGTCATGCTCGCCCGCACGCATGGCGCGCTCGTTCTCTAGGTCGGCACGCGCCTCGTCGCGCTCGCGGATCGCGGCGTTCAGCTTCGTCTGCGTTTCCTGCCAGTAGCCTCGCAGCCGGTCGCTAGTTTCCAATTCCATGCGTAACAGGTTCGCGGTTTCTGCGCTCATGACTTTTCCTCCAGTGCGGCGCGGGCAATGTACCTCAGCTTCAACACCGGATTCTCATACTCTGGAATCCAATCGTGAGTTGCAATGCGCTGCAACGACCCTTCCAGCCACTCGATCCACTCGCGCTGCGCTTCGATTGCGGCGGCGGCTTCGCGTTCGTAGGACGTTCTGCGCCTCAGCCTCTCCACCAGTTCGCTGTAGTCGGTCACTTCGATTCCCCCTGCGCATGTGATGCGCTGACTGCTGCTCCCCACTGCTCGGCCATCGCCTGGGCAATGCCCGTGAACGTGCGGCTCCGCTCCTTCCAGCGGTCGGGGCCAGGCGGCATCCGGTGGACCCGCGCCTCCCGGCCTTCCACGATGTTGGTCGGCACCAGCTTCGGCAGGCCCTTGAGCCACAGGCACGTCGCCTTCGTCTCGCCATGCCCGAACTGCCACGGCTGGATAATCTGATCCGCTTGCGGATGCGGCTGCTGCTGATGATGCTGATGGGGTTCTCGATGCAGATGCGGGGGATTTGGGCGTGCATCAGCTTCTGAACAAAGCCGAGCGCCAGTTTCTGTTCCTCCCGTTTCTCTGTGAACCACCGGGCGCCGCTGACCGCAAGGTGGGTGCAGGGTGGATGCGCGATCATAAGATCCCACTCATTGTCGCGAGCCGCACCGAGCGCATCGCAAACCAGATGCTTCCCCGGCCGCTCGCTCGGCAACAGGTCGCACGACCAGGCGTCATGCCCAAGAGCGGCGAAGGCGTCGCGGACGATCCCGGAGAACTCGCAGGCGATTAAGACCCTCACGTTATGTCGCCAACATGCGGTGTTGACAACGAAGGAACTGCTCTCACGGCAGCCAGGCCGGTTGCCCCGCCCACCAGAATCCAAACAGCGCCATGCAAAGGCACGCGATCGCGGCGATCGTGCAGATCAGCGAATCCCAGCTCGCGCGCCTGTCCACTACACCCAGCCGAAAAACCGTAGTAGTAACCATAGCGCAGCAAGGGCGAGCGAGCAGTCGATGAACACGTCGAGCGCCTCGTCATGGCGCTTGTCGCGGCGCCGGTAGTAGTCGTGGGGATCATTCATGGCGTGATCTCGAGGTGCTGGGTGTACTGAATGCGCGCGCCCGGGACGTGCTCGCAGTCCCTCAGTGCGCCCGCGATGCGGGGCAGGTCAAGGGTAGGGGCGGGCACCACGGTCGGCTTGGTGACCGTCCAGAACTTCACGGGGATCAACGTTTCATCGATGACGCTGACGCTCGCCTCGTCATCGCAGACGTCAATGACGAAGTGCGCGCACTCGACTCGCGTGATGTTCGCGTCCCTCAGGCGGGCAAGGAGGTAGTCGCGCAGCATGTCAGCGCGCGCCCGGGTGGCCTTGGCCTTGACGATGAGCTTCTTGGCAACGATGGTGGCGCCGTGCGCCTCGTGCTCGAGGTTCTTGATCACGGCCGCGATGGATTTCGCGACGATGTCGATCTCGCCGTTCAGGCCGTCCATGGCCTTGATCAGCGCCTCGGGCGGCGTATCGGGATTGTCGGCGAGTTTCTCGAGCGTGCGGTGCGCCTGGATCAGCCCATATATCCTAGCCATCGTTGTACTCGTATTCATAGCGTTCCTCGGGCACGAAGTCGTCAGGCTCGTCAGCCTGTTCAAGATCGCAGCGCAGGCAGCGAAAGATCGAGCAGTCCGCGGTGCCGTGGATGACGTTCGGATCGCCATACCAGTCGCGGATGAAGCGCCAGTCGTGCTCGCCGGGTACGCAGTCGGTCATTGGTTGTGGGGTTGCCATCACGGTGTCCTTTGAAGCGGGAGGGGCCATCCCACAAGCGACCTTCGTAGATCGCCTGCAGGCTGATGCCGACCAGGCAGAAGATGGTGGGGATCATTTTCTTAGCTCGGGCAGTAACGGCTGCCGAAGAAGATCTCCACCCGCTCGTTGCCAAGCTGGTACGTGCCGATGTTTCCGTACTGATATCCCAACTTTCCATAGGTGCAGGAGATCAGGCTCGCGTACTGGCCCCCAATGCTGTACGCGGCTGCGGGGGCGCTGATCGCGGTGAGGGCGAGGGCAAGTGACGTCATCATTGCGGTGAACTTGTTCAAGAGATTTCCTTAGAACGGGATCGCGTCATCGAAGTCGGCTTCGGCCGGGTTCATTCGCTCATCGAAGTTCGGGGCGTCCTCGGCCTTGGCGCTCGCCTTGGCCTGCTTCTCCTCGAACTTCAGCGACATGTACTTCTTCCCGGCCTTGTCGGTGTTGATCCAGCACTTGAGCCAGAACTCGACGCCACCGACCTGGGCATTGCCCGTGTACTGCGGGTCCTTCTTGCCATCGCGCTGGCGATCGTTCTTCCACAGCGCGCCCTTCAACTCGTTGTCGTAGCTCATGCCGCGATCTCCTGGCGAACGACCATCGCGTGCTCGACCTTGCGCCAGCGATCCTTCTGCTTCGTGTTGAACTTCTGGAACACCTGGATCATCCCGTCCTGGTCGAGCTCGTTCCAAAGCGACCATGCGGCGATCGCGGCCTTGTCATCGCGCAGCTCGCCCACGGTGGCCGCGGTGATCGACTCGAGGTTGCCGAGAATCGAGGTGACGTACTGTTCGCGGAACTCCGCATCCATCGTTTTCATGCCCTCGGGATACGGGCTGAAGTCCTTCTTCACCTCGAGCGCCTGCGCCGGCATCTCGCGCACTTCCTCCTCGGTGTAGAGGCCACCGAGCACGCCCGGGAACAAGGCCCGCACGCCCTCGGAGATCACGCGCGAGCGCAGCATCTGGCGCGGGTACTTGGTCCACATCGCGGTGGTGAGCTGCGCCTTCTTCGCGCGCGCCATGTCCCAGTCGATCGTGAGCGTGCCGCCCTGGGGATGCGTGAAGGTCGCCTCCACCTTGTCATCGCTATAGGTGGTGAAGGCGACCGACCCGCCAGCCCGCTGGAACCGCGTCAGCATCGCATCGGCCTTGAGCGAGGGACGCCCATTGATGATGTGATATTCCTGCACGGCGTTGGCTGGATGGAGTCCCTGCGCCTCGCACAGCGCCATCAGCGCGAGCGCCTGGTTCGCGTCCTGCACGCCGAATAGCTTCGAGTCCGCGAACGCCTTGGCGAGTGTCAGTTGACGCTCGAAGGGGACCATTTCAGTAGACATGTGAGACTTCCTCATTGAGTGTTGAGAGCATTTCTTCGACCTGCTCACGTATGTCGGGCACGTCGATGGACTGCCAGACGATGAAGGACGGTGAGAACCCGTCGCGGACCAGATCCCCATCGGGATCGCATTCCTCGACCAACTGCTCGAGCCAGTCGTCGGGAAGGGAGTTGAGCGCCTTGCGGGTGATGTCCATCACGCACCTACCGACTGACCGCGGTGGTCGTAGCGGTCGTAGACGTGCTCGCGCTCGCGAAGCTCGAGGATGTCCTCGCGCACGACCTTGGCGGCGTACTGCATGAGCGCGAGCTGCACGATGACGCCGACGCCATCGGCCGCGACTTTGTAATCGGGCAGACACGCAGCCTGTGCGATCAGCGCGAGCGGGTCATTGCGATCGCTGAGGCGCTCGGTGAGTGCGTCGCTGACGAAATCAGCGCCACCCTTGGCCCGCATGACGATGGCGAGCTCGCTGCCGAGGAGCGTGATGTGCCGGGAGGCGAGGCCCCACATCGGGGCGCGCTCGCTATGGGTGGCGACCAGCGCCTGGTACTGGGTGCTCGCGAGGGAGGAGGTGTTCTGCATGTGGGCTGCTCTCGGTGTGGAAGGACCGTGCAGCCATAATCACAATCTTACTTACCCCTGTCAAGTAAAAAACGTATAGCTGGGTACAAGAGCGCGCTTTCGGGGATGCATCGCTCCGGTTTCCCGTCATTTCGTCCGCTATGTTTGCTACCGCACCAAAGCATCACATTACGCTTGCAATCATCGGATCTGAGCGTAGAGTCAATACCCCGCCGTGGTTTATGGCAAAAAAACCCGCACGGATATGGTGTTTCTAAATAATTCTTGCGTGATTGGTAAAAAAATAGACGGGGCGGCGCGTATGACCAGGACGGCACGCGGATCGGCGAAGCGAGCGGGAATCAAGTCATCCAAGTCGGGGAGGGTGACGACCAAGGCACCCACCGTGCTGGCCCGCGGGCCACCGACATTCGATGAAGCCCTAGCGGTTCTGGTCGCCAGCAGCCGCCATTCGGGTCACGAGCTGCTCGACAAAGTCGCGGTCGCCTGGCTTAAGAAGCATAAAGGCGCGTTTTAAGCGCCTCAACTGCTCGTCCTCGCGCTCGTGGGCATCCACCAGCAACGCCACATCGCTATCCCGCGCCACCATCAGTCGCCAGACGGGTAATTCGAGCGCCGCGGCGATCGCCTCGAGCACGTCATTGGACGCGCCCCGACCCCGGCAGATGTAGGAAATGGTTCCCTGGCTGACCGCACCCTGCGTCAGTTTCGAGAGCGCCATCTGCGACAGGCCGCGTTCCTTGAGGATCGCAACGAGATTGCGTTGTAGTTGTTTTGGCACAGCCTTCATTACGCACGAACTATACGCGGGCGTCTGTTCCGTAGTAAACAGTTGCTTACCTTTGGTGACAAGCAAACGAGTGATTGATGTCGGCGGCAGAGTAATCTCTTGACGCGGCAATCACAAATTTAGTAGCCTCTCGGGTCATGGACGACCCACGATTCACGCGCGACATCATCCGCGCGCATCTGAAGAACCACCCGATCCCGCAGCGCACCCTCGCGCGCGAATTGCGCGTCAGCCATTCGTGGCTGTCGAAGTTCTGCCTGTCGCGCATCGATTCCCCGCGCCTTGAAACCCTGTCCCGGCTCGCCCGCTGGGTCGAGAGCGATCGCAAGCGAAAGCGCGCCTGAACCAGCCAGGGGGATGCGGGATGGCTGGTTACACGCCGCTCTACGATCACATGCTCGACGGCACCCTCTTCGGGAAGTGGCCGCACACCGGCATCTGGGCCTGTCTCCTGTCCCGCGTGTCCCGCGAAGGCACGATCGAGGAGGTTCCGGAGCTCCTCGCCATCAAGATCGGGGTGGATGTCGCGACCCTGATGCGCTGCATCAATGACTTCTGCGAACCCGACCCCCATAGCCGTACAAAAGCTAATGAAGGGCGTCGTCTCGCCCTGATAGACCCCGCCCGTCCATGGGGATGGAAGGTCCTAAATCATTCATATTACAAAGAAAAAGCCCGTAAGAAGAATTACGACGACGCGCGGACCGAATCCGGTACAGATGCTGAACGAAAAAGAATCGAGCGCGAGTCCCGCGATGTCCCGCGATCTCCCGCGCTGTCCCGACGCGACCCGCTCTCATCTCCATCTCCATCTCCATCTCCAACACCATTTAAAGAAAAGAGCGGTTTGAAAAAACCGCCTGTGGATAAGTCGGAAAGGCCGGAGGCGATCGCCGGTCGGCGACGCGCCGACGCGGGCCGCGCCGCGAAGCTCGGGATCAACCTGCCCATCAAATCGGTGAACCCATGAACGAAACACCCCAGCAGCGGATGTTTCGGGTGCTCGCGCGCAATCTCGACAGCGCAGAGGCCCGGAAACTCCTCGTCCGCCAGCAGCTCGCCGATTCGGACGCCGCGGCGCTCACCTGGCTCGACCTCGCAAAAAAAGCTTCCCCGCCTCCCATCTCGTCTACCTCGAGATCAACGGGGTCCGGGTCGCGGGGCGGGCAGAAGTGGTCGTTCGCTGACCGTGCGTTCAAGGACTGACCATGCGCGAACTGCTGCTCGGCTGCGGTCGATCGCGCGCGAAGCGCATGGCCCTCGGTGCGCTCACGTGGAGCGAGCTCACGACGCTGGATTATTACCCCGAATGCCAGCCCGACATCGTCTGGGACCTGAACGACACGCCCTGGCCGTTCGATGACAACACGTTCGACGAGGTGCATGCGTACGAGGTGCTCGAGCATCTGGGCAAGCAGGGCGACTTCCCGTCGTTCTTCGCGCACTTCACCGAGATCTGGAGAATCCTGACGCCCGGTGGGAAGCTGTTCGCGAGCGTGCCGGCGATCACGTCCCCGTGGTTGTGGGGCGATCCAGGCCACACCCGCGTGATCAGCCTCGAGTCGCTGACGTTTCTGAGCCAGGACGAGTACGCGCGCCAGACCGAGGTGATGACCGAATACCGGCACGTCTACCGCGCGGACCTGCGTCCCGTGATGGCGCGCGCGGAGGGCGACACGTTCGCGTTCATCCTCGAGGCGCGCAAGTGACGCAAGTACTGCCTCACTCGTTCCTCTACACGCAAGCGTCCCTGAATGCATGGGGAAGATGGTCCCTGCACCGCGTAGGAGGCTACCCAACGGCCTCAAGCCATGTACCCCGTGTACGGGGAAGGGTCAGCGCCCCCGAGGGCGTCCTGGCGGTCGACGTGGTCGTGGCCCACCTCGGCCTCGTACCCGACGAGCGTCACCTGCAGCGACGGCTCATCCAGCATTACCAGCGCGACTGCGCGGTGCGTGCGCTGATGCAGCGCCTGCTGATCAACAGCATGCGGACCTACTACGACCAACTCGAGGAAGCGCAGTGGGCGGTGCATGTACGCTTGACCGGGGGTGGAACACAAGAGCATGATTCATGGAACGTGCGGAAGTGCGTCCATAGACATCCCAATGCAGGAGATTCGCATGCACAAGCAGGCCCCCGGCGGTGAGAACAAGGCGAGCATGAAGGGCGAAGCCAAGACCCACCGACAGGCAGGAAGCGGCACGATTCGCGCCGAGGAGCACATCGGCACTTCGAAGCACCACGCCGGCAATTTGGGCGATGGCATCCGCTTCAAGGTCCACAACCATCCCGACCTCAGCGTGATGCACACGCCGGAAGAGCGCGAGTAAGCGCCATGCCCAAGTTCGACCCGCGCTCCAACCGCTCGAGCGGCAAGCCGATCCCCGAACCCTTCCACAAGGAACTGGGCGCGCCGCTCGTGTCGAAGGTGATGGCGAAAGAACACGACCCCGGCGCCGGCCAGGTGCGCTTTCGCATCGAGACGAAGAACCACGCGAAAACCATCCGCTAGGAGGATGACCCATGGCTCTCGATCTGCCCGATCCCGTCGCTGACAAGATCCAGGTGCAGGACCCCAATCGCACCGTGAAGTGGATAAAGGACGCGAAGGACGCGAAGGACATGCAGGAACTGCGTCGCGGCATGAAGTTCAACGTGCCCGATCATTCGGGCCACGCCGACGTTCGCGGCGACCTTGCCGATTCCCAGCCCTCCTCGAGTCGCACCGCATGAACGCCGCATCCTGCCCCCGTCACGGCGCGACCATGGGCTATCGCATCACCTCGGATGACTTCATGTGCAGCGAGTGCGGCTTCACGCTCGCCAGCGCCGAGGTTGCGATGAGCGTCGCCGACCTCGCGCCGCCGCCGCCAGCAGAGCCCAACCAGGTGCTCATCGAGGATGCAGAGCCGGAGCCCGACGCCGATGCCTGAGCCGGTCAAGCACGAGAGCATGAACGACTACCTCGGTCGCTTCATGGGCGCCGGTGAATCCCAGAAGGATTTCCCACAGCCCTCGCAGCGCGCCGCGGTCGCCTACTCGAAGTTCAGGAAGCGCAAGCGCAAATGACCGACTACAGCAAACCGCAACGCGCCGATGGCAAGCGCCTCGTGGACAAGCACCCGACCGCGCTTGGCAAGGATGAAAACATCCGCATGCTGCGCGACCAGATCCTCGTGCGCCCCATCGATGCCTACGAGTCCGAGCACATCGTCGCGGTCTGGACCGGCGCACCGACCCGCGGCGTGATTATCGCGGTGGGTCCTGGCGTCAATCCCAATATCCACACCCGTGGCAAGCGCGATGGGCGCGACTACCGCACTATCCGCGAGTCCAGCCATTTCCGTCCCACCGAGGTGACGCCCGGCATGGTCGTGGAACTGGGCGGGCGCGAGATCGGTGGTTACTTGTTCACCCAGCTCCTCATTGACAACGTGCTGCACATCATTTGCCGCGAGGCCGATGTCTGCTTCATCGATGAGCGCGCCGAGGGCGAGCGTAGGACTGCGTGATGGGCAGGCCCAGCGATTACAGCCTCGAGGTGGCCCACGCCATCTGCGCTCGCATGGCCGCGGGTGAGACACTGCTGCAGATATGCCGCGACCCCGCGATGCCGGCACGCTCTACCGCTTATCTGTGGACGGTGGTGCATCCCGAATTCTCGGACATGTACGCGCGCGCCAGAAAGGCGCTCTATGAGCATTGGGCCGATGAGTTGGTGGACATCGCCGAGGATGGCCGCAATGACTGGATCGAGCGCGAGCGCAAGGATGGCAGCATCGAGATGACTGTGGACCGCGAGCATATCCAGCGATCGGCGCTGCGGGTGGATACTCGCAAGTGGATGCTCGCGAAGCTGCAGCCCAAGCAGTACGGCGACAAAGTTGCGCACACCGGCCCCGATGGCGAGGGTCCGATCGCGGTGAACCTCACGGCGACGGATGACCGAGGTTAAGTGGCAGCCTAAGCAGCTCGAGGCTGGCGAACTCCTGGCATCGTCTGCGCAGCACATCCTGCTCTATGGGGGCTCGCGTTCAGGCAAGACATTCCTTCTCGTCCGCTGGATAGTGATGCGGGCGATTAAGGCCCCGATGTCACGGCACGTGATCCTGCGGTTTCGCCTCGCGCATGTGAAGTCATCCATTCTGATGGACACGTTCCCGCGGGTGATGCGCGTTTGCTTTCCGAAGATCCGGTACGAGCTGAACAAATCCGACTTCTACGCGATCCTGCCAAACGGCAGTGAGATCTGGATGGGCGGCCTCGATGACAAGGATCGCACCGAGCGCATCCTCGGCAACGAGTACGCGACGATCTACTTCAACGAGTGCTCGCAGATCCCCTGGAACAGCCGCAACGTCGCGATCACGCGACTCGCGCAGAAGGTGGATCAGGTGGTGGGCGGGGTACGCAAGCCGCTCCCCCTGAAGGCGTACTACGACGAGAACCCGCCCGACAAGGGTCACTGGACCTATCGGATGTTCATCGAGGGCACGGACCCTGAGACGCGCGAGCAGTTGGCGAACCAGTATCTCTACGCGCACATGCGCCTGAACCCGGCGGACAACGTCGAGAACCTGGGCGAGGGGTATCTCGATACGCTCAGGCAGTTGAGCGGGCGCTACCAGAAGCGGTTTCTGCTCGGTGAGTTTCGGGAAGCGGCGCCCAATGCGCTCTTCACCGACGAGATCCTCGATCGCTGGCGGGTCGTGGAGGGCTCGATCCCGGACATGATCCGCGCGGTCGTCGCGGTGGACCCCTCGGGTGCCGATGACGAGGACAACGCCGACAACGACGAAATCGGCATCGTCTACGCGGGGCTCGGGATCGATGGCATCTGCTACATCGTGGAGGACCTCACCTGCAAGGCCGGTCCCGCGACGTGGGGTCGGATCGCGACCGATGCCTATGAGCGCCATGGCGCGAACTCGGTGGTCGCCGAGGTCAACTACGGCGGCGCGATGGTCGCGCACGTCATCAGGACCGCACGCCCGGGGACGCCGTTCCAGAAGCTCACCGCGAGCCGCGGCAAGGTGGTGCGGGCCGATCCTGTCTCGGCGCTGTGCGAGACGGGCAAGGTGCGGATTGTCGGGCGCATGACGGCGCTCGAGGACGAGCTCTGCGCGTTCACCACGCACGGCTATGTCGGCGATCGCAGTCCGAACCGCGCCGACGCGATGATCTGGGCGGTGAGCGCGCTGATGCCGAAGCTGTGCATCGTGAAGGCCGAGGCGCGCGAGGAGGTGGCGCCGCGGCGCGAGCCGGTGCTGATGAGCCGGCGCGGTGGGAATCAGGGCTGGATGGGTTAACGAGGAACGATCATGCCATCGATCAATCCGGGACCGGCTTTAAGCACGACCCCGAACACGCAAGCGACGCTCGAGGCGCTCGCGCCGTCCGTCGCGACGATCATCCCGACGTTCGCCCGCCTGCCCACGCCCGCCACGGTGCCCGCGAATACCAGCGTCTACACGAGCGACTACGGCTTCGTCATCAGCGATGGCGTCGCCTGGCACTCGCTTGGATTCCAGAGCAATGCGGCACCGGCGACGCTGCTCGCGCAATCGGGCCTCCCGCTGATGATCGTCCCCTCGGGCTCCGCGGTAAGCTCGGTTGGCGCCGTCACGCTCGGGACGACGCTCCCGATCGCCGCGGGTTCGTGCTACGGCTACCTGCCGGCGAACTACCTCGGGACGCAGCAGCCCGCGGCCGGCTGGTACTACGGCACGATTACCGACGCGACGCATTTGCTGATGTATCAGAACCCGTGGTCGGGGACGGGAGTCGCGAGCGTGCCGACGACGCTCGCGCCGTGGGCGGGGCTCTCCGGCGGCACGCCGACCGGCTCCACGGGCGCGCAGACCATCACCTTCACGGTGCCCGCGAACCTGATGGGCGCGAATGGCGCGCTCGAGGTGGCTTATCTTGCGAGCTACAACAGCAGCGGCAGCCTGAAAACGGTGTCGTTGGCCTTTGGCACGTTCTCCGGGCCCTCGACCGCCAACGCCACCACGACCTCGAGCCTCGGGGTCGCCTGTCGCATCACGAATTCAGGGCGCACCGATATCCAGGTGTGCAACCTCACACCCACGATCGGCTATGCCACAGCGGCCCAGGCGCTGGGCTACGGCGCGGTCGATACGAGCACCGCCCAGAACCTCGTCATCACCGTGAACAACGCCGCGGCGACGGATTTCCTGATCCTCAACAGCTATAGCATCAAGGTCTACCCGGCCTCCTGACATGCCCGTCACGCCCGCCTACCGCACCCTCGATGAACCCGCGTTCACGGACGAGGCCATCGTCAAGGAATGCGCGACGCGCCTCAAGATCGCGATGCAGGCCGAGGGCGAGAACCGGGCGATGGCGATCGACTCGCTCGAGTTCGGCAACGGCAAGCAGTGGCCGGATGATCTCTACAACCGCCGCCGCATCGACAAGCGCCCGAGTCTCACGATCAACCACACGAACACGTTCATCAAGCGTGTGGTCAACAACATGCGACTGCAGCGCCCGCGGATCAAGGTGCATGCGGTGGGCGAGGGCGCGACCAAGGACGTGGCTGACGTGGTGGCCGGCACCATTCGCCACATCGAGGCGCGCTCCAATGCCTCCATCGCCTACGACACCGCCGGTGAGAGCGCCGTTCGCATGGGCTGGGGCTACTGGCGGGTCTATAGCGAATGGGCCGATGAGGGCAGTTTCGACCAGGAACTGCGTATCGCGCCGATCAGGAACCCATTCACCGTCTACCTCGACCCCGCCGCGGTCGATCCCGCCGGCTCCGATGCCCAGTGGTGCATCATCACCGAGAAGATGGATCGGCAGGAATTCCGGCGCAAGTACCCGAAGATGCAGTTGCAGGCGTTCACCTCCGGCGCCCCTGGCGATGATCTCGCCGACTGGGAGAGCCAGACGGAGATTCGCCTCGCGGAGTACTACCGGGTGCAGCGGGTCGAGGACACGCTGCATCGCATGTCCAACGGCATGACGCTCTTTGGCAGCGACATCAGGAAGTTCAAGGAGCAGCTCGACTTCCAGAAGATCCAGAGTGTCCACAGTCGCCGCTCGTATCGCCAGCGGGTCGAATGGTATCGCCTGAATGGCAGCCAGATCGCGGATCGGCGCACGGTGGACAAGGACCCGCTGCCGGACAAGTACATCCCGGTGATCCGCTGCGAGGGCAATGTCCTCGAGATCAATGGCCGCGTGATCCGCAAGGGCATGACGCCGGATCTCATGGACCCCGCGCGCATGTACAACTACTGGCGCACCTGCGAAACCGAGCAGATCGCGCTCGCGACGAAATCGCCGTGGCTGGTCGCCGAGGGACAGACGGACGGGCATAGCGAGTGGGATACCGCGAACACCGCGCCGCACTCGAAGCTCACCTGGAAGCCCACCACGATCGAGCAACCGGATGGCAGCCTGACGCCGTTGCCGCCGCCGCAGCAGATCCAGGGGCCACAAGTGCCGGCAGGCTTCGTGCAGGCGGCGCAAGGCGCGATGCAGGACCTGATGGCGACCGCCGGCATGCCCCACGACAAGGCCGCCGACATGCCCGGCAGCGTCGTCTCCGGCAAGGCGCTGCGCGAGCGCGCCGCGATGTCCGACATCGGGCATTTCCAGTTCTACGATAACCAAACGCGGTCGATCAGCCACACAGGGACGATTCTCCTGTCGCTGATCCCGCACTACTACTCGACCGAGCGCCTGCAGCGGATCATTGGCGAGGACGGCGTGCCGAGCATGGTGACGATCAACCAGCGCGAGCAGCCCCCGCCAGGCGCGCCCCAGGGCCAGGGGGGTGGGGCAGAGCCAGGACAGCCCCAGCAGCCCCAGCCCCCGCAGGTGGACCCCGCGATCCTCAAGGTGAAGAACGACATGACGGTGGGCCGCTACGATGTCGTGATGGACACCGGTCCCGGCTACGAGACGAAGCGCCTCGAGGCCGCCGAATCGATGATCGACCTCATGAAAACCCCGCTCGGCGAGATGGCCGCGAAAGTGGGCGCCGATCTGATCCTCAGGAACCTCGATTTCCCGGGTGCCGATGACCTTGCCGATCGCATGATGCCGATGAGCGAGCAGGGCATGAAGGACAAGATGGAATCCTTGCCCAAGGATGCGCGCGGCGTCGTGATGTCCCTCTACCAGAACCTGCAGCACGCGCAGCAGGTCATCCAGGCGCTCACCGCCGAGAAGAAGGCGCGCTCCGATGTCGCCCAGATGCGCGAGACAGGCGCCACCGAGCGCGCGCACATCGCCGCCCAGAGCAAGATGCAGGACACCGACAAGTGGACGCAGGTGACGCGCGAGGATGCGCTCACCAAGGCGCACACCGCGCTCGTGGACACCCACACCAAGGCGCATACGAGCATCGCGGTCGCCGAGATCGGCGCGGCTGGACAAATGCTGAACACGCATGCCGAGGCGGCGCACAACAAGGAAGCGGCCCGCGATCTCGTCGCCGCCGCCGACCGGACCGTTCACGAGGACTGACGTGCGCCGACCCGAGTATGCGAGCTGGTGGAGCGCCCACCTTGATCGGCTGAATGTGCCCAGGCGCGAGACATTGACCCTGCGCGGAGGCACCGCGAGCAAACGGCTAGACACCGAGGATGATGACCATGCCCAAAGTGATCACGAGCGAGGGATTGAACGAATTCGTGTCCACAGGCGAGCCCACGAGCACGATCTCGAGGAAGCAGCCCAAGGGCACGCAGGCAAATCCCAACAAGCAGGCCGCACAGGCCGCTGAGGCGACCCCGCCACCGTTGCCCCCGCCTGTCGATAGCACCGCGCACGCGACGCCTGCCGAGGCGCCCGAGCGCGATATCGAACAGGACGACGATTGGAAGAAATACGCTGATCTGCCGATGCCCGAGCGCATCAAGAAGGTGGTCGGCAAGAAGCATTTCGAGATGATGACGGCGAAGGAGGAGAGCGCGGAGCTCGAACGCCTCGCCGAGCAGCAGTACAACCGCGCGATCATGGCCGAGAAGGCGTTGCGCGAGATCCAGGCGGGACAGGTCCCGCCGGCGGCGAGTGCCGCCCCCGTGCAACCTGAGGAAAAAGCGCCTGACGAGCACGATCCGAAGTACCGGAACGACAAGGGCGAGTTCGACTGGGTCACTTACACCCGTGACACCGCGGATCATTCCGCGAAGCAGGCGGTGAGCAAGTTTCAGCAGGATCAGCAGAAGGAAGCGAACGAGCGAGCGGCCACACAGGCGAAAATAGCCTACGAGGCGCGCGTCGAGGAGGCGAAGAAGCTCCACCCTGACTTTGATCAGGTGGTGCCGGGCGCCGATATCCACACTCACCGTGCGGTCCTCGACTACGTGTTCTTCGACAGCAAAGTGCCGGGCCAGATCGCCTATCACCTCGCGAAACATCCTGAATTCCTGCGCCAGATCAACTCGATGAGTCCGACCGCGGCGGTTGCCGAGATCGGAGCACTCGCCAAGACCTTCGAGAAGCCCACCAGCAATGGCGCCAGCGCGCCGCCGGTGATCGCGACTCCAAGGTCAAGTGGAGCACCCCCGCCGATTACGCCACTGGATACGTCAAGTTCGGGCTCGGTCAACGTCGACCCCTCGAAAATGTCGTTCCAGGAGCTGCGTAAGTTCGAGCGTCAGCGCCAGGCCCAGTCCAGGCGCCACTGACGCCGGTGGGTGCTCCTGACACCCTTTAACTTCAGGAGTATCAGTCAATGGCTAACCAGCTACTGACGATGAGCTACATCACCAATGAAGCTCTCGTCGTGCTCGAGAACGAGCTGGTCATCGCGAACCGGGTGGAGCGCCAGTATTCAAATGAGTACGCGCAGACCGGTGCGAAGATCGGCAACACGGCGAGCATTCGCCGCCCGCCGCGCTACATCGGCACCTACGGCCCGCCGCTGAACGTCGAGGATACCCTCGAGACGTACGTGCAGATCGCGTTGAACTACCAGTTCCACGTGGACGTGCAGTTCACGACGCAGGATCTCGCGCTGTCGATGGACATGTTCAAGAAGCGCGTGCTGCGTCCGCAGATTGCCTCGGTCGCGAATCGCATCGATTCGGACACGGCGCAGTTCGCGTTCCTCAACACCGCGACGACGCTCGGCACGTTCGGCGTGCAGCCGGCGAGCTACAAGATCTTCTCGGATGCGCGTGCGTATCTTGCGGCCGAAGCCTGCCCGACCGAGGGCGAGAAGAACTGCGTGCTCGACCCAATCACGATGTCGAGCGCCACCGATGCGATCAAGGGGTTGTTCAATCCCCAGGCGCAGCTCGGTGAGTGGCTCGAGAAGGGCCTCATCGCCCGCCAGTTCGCGGGCCTCGACTGGTGGGAGGATCAGAACATCCCTTCGTTCGCCACGGGCACCAACCAGGTGCACACCGCGGCGACGGGCTGGTCGCTGAAAACGACCGCAGCGGCCGGGCAGACGGCGCTGATGACCTCAGGGTGGGCGGCGTCGGGCACGCTGAACCTCGCCGGTGGCGCCTTCTCGACTGCAGCCATCTCGGTCGGTGATGTCATCCAGATCGCCGGGGTGTATCCGGTGAACCCGCAGAACCGCATGCAGTACGGCAAGACGCCGAAGCAGTTCGTGGTCCTGCCCCCGGGTGGCTTCGTCACGCCGCCCAATGGCGCGGCATCGCCCGGCCTCACCTACGGCAACTCGGCGCTCGCGTTCGGGACGTTCAATCCCGTCACGGGACTGTACTCCCCCGATGGCAGCGGCTTCGTCAGCGTCGTCATTGGCGAGTGCATCATCTCGGGTGGCCAGTTCCAGAACGTGACCGCAGCGCCCGCGACGACCGCGCAGGTGGTCATCAACGGCATCCCGTACGCGAACACGCTGACGACGACGCAGTCCGTGGTGTCGCCGCAGGGCCTCGTGTTCCATAAATACGCCTACGCACTCGCGTTCGCCGACTTGCCGCTGCCCCAGGGCGTCGAGTTCGCCGCCCGCGCGTACGACGACGAGGATGTGGGGATGAGCATTCGGCTCGTCACGCAGTACACGATCAACAACGATTCAGAACCGACAAGGGCGGACGTGTTGTACGGCCCCGGCTCGCTCTATCGTTCGCTCGGCATCCGCATCGCCGGCTAACCCGGAAAAGGAGAGAACATCATGCCTTCCATCAATCCGGGACCGGCGACGACCGCGACTGCCAACAGTCAGGCGACGCTCGGCCCTGAGTACACGCCGGCCTACCTGCCGTGGTCGCAGGAGCAGAACCAGATCCGGCTGCTGGCGAAGTTCGCGAGTGTCGATACCTCGGTGGCCGGCGATCGTGCCGTCACCCGCGTGATCAACTCGGTTCGCTGGGTGCCGACCTCGGTGACGGTCGTGAGCACGCTCGGTGCCACCCAGACGCCGGCCACCGCCTATGTCGGGGTTTTCACGAACCCGGCAGCGGCGGCGTACACGGTGCTCGCGGCGACGGTCCTCACGGGCCTCACCGCGAGCGTGCTCGTGTACACGGCGGCGGCCAATACGACGACGATGACCGTCGATACGCAGCTCTACCTGAACGTGGGAACGACCACGGCGGCGGGGCTCGTGGATGTGCTCGTCTACGGGTACGACCTCGGCCCGTAATTCGCGTCTGTGAGTTAGTCCAACTCAAGGGGTGGCGTCAAGCCACCCCTTTTTTCATGCGAGGGATGCTTGCCGCACTCCGTTTTCTTCGCGACTCCCACCTATGACTGCATGGTGAGCATCGAGCATCACGGCTCGATCGTGAATGCCGTGCAGATCCTGGCCTCGGGCAAGCACGATGCGCGCATCGGCACTATCGGCGGCTGCTGCTTCGTGGATCGCGCTCGAAATGCGCTCGTGAAGTCATTCCTCGAGTCCGATTGCACCGATTTGTTCTTCATCGATGCCGATATCGGCTTCGATCCGCTCGTGATCCCGCGATTCATGGAGTCGCCACACGAAATCATCGTCGGAATACCACCTAAGCGTAAGCCGGAGGTGGAGTTCCACATCGGAAAGGCCACCAACGCCTTCACCGAGGGCGCTTTCGAATGCAAGGAGGCGCCGACCGCGTTCATGCGAATTCGCAGGAGCGTGTTTGCGAAGCTCGATGAGGCGTATCCCGAGCTCAAGACGCTGCTCAAGGACCCCAAGGACCCGACGCCGTACTTCCAGTGCGCGATCGTGGATGGGGAGTTCCTGGGCGAGGACATTTTCTTCTGTCGCCTCTGGGCGCGGATGGGGTACTCGGTGTGGATCGACGCGAACGTCGATTTCACGCACCGGGGTTCGCATCCCTTCAAGGGCAATTGCTTGCAGCATCTCGTTGACACCAAACAAGTCGTATTGAAGGAGAATCCGTAATGCCAGGACCTGCCACCATCAGTCGCGGCAACATCGATCTTGAGATGATCATCGCCGTGAACATCGCGGCGGGCACCGTCGCGACCAATACCGCGACCTTCGTCACCGTCTCGGTACCTGGCGTGCTGCCGGGTGACTTCTGCAACCTCGCGCCGCAGCAGTACCTGTGGCCGGCCTCGCAGCCCGCGCTCAACCTCTATGCGGATTCGGCATGGGTCGCGGTGAAGGACGTGCTCACCGTCTCGTTCTCGGGTGGCACGGGAGCCGCCGCGACGCAGACCACGGCGCTGCCGTACATCCTGAACGTCGCGCGCTCCTACAACTACTCGATCAACCAGACCCTGCTCGCAGCGGTCAACTAGGAGCGCGTCATGGAAACCCGCCCGTTCCAGCCGCTCTACGGACCGACCACGGGAACCGGGTCGGGGAAGCTGTTTCCCAGCGTCACGGTCGCGGGCATCACCGCGAGTGCGGTCGCCTCGGCGGCGTTCCCCGGCTCCGCGCTCAATCAGTTCGTGCAGATCCGCGTCGCGAACATCACCGCCTCGTGGGCGTACATCAACTTCGGGCTCGTGAGTGCGCTCGTGGCCGCCACAGTGGCGACGGGACTGCCCATCGCGCCGGGGTCGGTGGAAGTGTTCACGGTATCGCCTGAGGTGAATTCCGTGAGCGTGATCATGGGGACGGCTGCCGGGAATGTGATCTTCACGCGCGGCGAGGGGATGTAAGCCGTGTCACTGCACTACCTCGGAGGTCCGACACGCCGCCGCAGGCCAGTGCAGTCGTTCACGCCGCTCGATCTCTTTCTCCCCGCAGGCACGATCCAAGGCGCGTGGTTCGACCCGAGCGACATCAGCACGCTGTTTCAGGACAGCGCGGGGACGACGCCGGTGACGGCGGTGGAGCAGCCGGTTGGGAAGGTGCTGGACAAGAGTGGTCGCGGCAACCACGCCACGCAAGCGACCGCCGGCAACCGGCCCACGTATCGGGCGCGGTATAACCTGCTGTTGCAGAGTGAGGATTTCTCGCAGGGTGTATGGACCAAGGCCAGCGTGACATTA